GGTGTATTTACTAAAGTACCATTTTTTGCGTTACCACTACTATCCAAAGCGGTTGTTCCTGAACCTGATTCCAACCTATAATACCCAACTAAACTTGCCATATTAGATATGTCCATAGGGTAAAAGCGTGTAGCAACTGCGTTTGACCTGTTTTGTATAAACTGCATATTTGCTAAACTTAGAGTATTAGTAAACACCGCTACGTTACTTATATATCCTTTGTAGAACCCACCTCCTGTAAGGTTTTGACCTAAGTCAGCTTCTGACATTGTTCCACTAAAAGTTCCTAGACCTGTGGTCGTGGCTTTTAATTGTCCATCTAAATACAATTTCATTTCATCTTCTGATGCATTCCAAGTTGCTCCAATATGATGCCAATTTCCATCACCCTCTATTGCTTCAGTTGTAACTGCGGTTTTGTTAGTTCCTCCTGCTTTGTAAGCAAACCTAAGTTCATTAGATGATGCATGGTAAAGTATATTTACATAGTTATTAGAATCAACTTTAGCTCTGAAGATATTTCCTGTACTTGATACTGTAGATAACTTTGCCCACAATGACACACTTCCTGCTGCTCCACTCATAGATGATGCTACGGCGTCTATTGTAACACTTTCATCTGTACCATTAAATAGTAAAGAAAAAGTGTCAAAGTCTTTTCTATTGGTTTCTAGTGTTGATCCTTGTAGTAATCCTAACATTACAGTATATCTTCATAATAACATAACGCAACACCACTTGTCAAAGTAATTGCAGTAACATTCAAAAAGATAGTTGTTCCTGCAGGTATTGTAGTCTGTAGGTTAGATATTGCACTACCTGTTGCTCCTGTAACATTATTTGCTGATATACTTGATATAACTGATGTTACTGGAAAATGAACTGCGTAATAATTTTTTCCTGTCATAGCGGTTGTTGCTATAACATCGCATCTGTGTTTTCCTAGTTGTTCTCTTAGTAATTCATTATTGTTTTCTATAGGCATAATTCAATTTTTTAATATTTTATTTTATTGTCCGTACCAAATGTAATTCGTTCCTGATGGTTCGGTGTGTTGTGTATATTTTACTTGTTCTGTTCCTGATTTTTCTGATACATTCATCTTTCCTTTTGTTACCAAGCCCTTAACAATTCCATGAGTTGGACCTGCAGGTAAAAGATCATCTTCGGTTACAGGTGCGTTTCCTGAACTTATTGCTACCGCTCCTGTCCATACTACTTCATAAATTTCATATTTCCAAGAACCTGATGGTAAAAAATTAACCCTCCCTGTATATACATCAGGAGTGGCGTTATAATCAAAAACAAATTTAGTATATCTATCTTTAATATCATGGACTGTAGAATAAGCATATTGAACTGATTTGTCTAAATCATTTATGAATTTAACTAAGTGTCTTACCATGCTTGAATCAACTGTGGTGTCTATTCTGTTATCTTCTGTTTGAATAAAAGTAGTCAAATTAGTTTTTGTGATTGCTTGTATCATAGTATATAATAGAAAACATACCTTTTTATTTGCTTATTTACAACAAAAAGGTGACCGAAGCCACCTTAATGTAATGGTAAACGCTAGTTGTCTAGATACGTACAAGCCGTAACACCTTTACCAATATTTAAAGAAAAGAGCAGCCATAAGCTGCCCTCCTCAGAATATATATGAAAACTACAAATTATCTTAAGTAGAAACTACAAACGGAGTTCCCTTATTTGTGAACCCTGAATTATCAAATATAGAAGTAGTATAGTCTTCTAAGAAAGCCATAGGTCTAGACTCCATGCCTGTAAAGGTAAGAGTATAGCCATTACGATCTCCAAATGCTGCTCCTGTATCTGCTGAACCTGTATTTAGGTCTAATCCATTTTCAAATCCTAAACATAAGATTGCATCGTGTCCACTAGTCAATTTTTGATTCAATTCTACTAGCATTCTTACTTTAGTTTGTCCTAATAATTTAATTTGATTTTGATCTTCTTTTGTTAATTTGTTAAGCATAATATTTACAGTTGGTGTGTAAAATATTGTGCCATTTTCTGTAGAGCCTGTAATAGTATCAGTAACAGAAGCAACACCCAAAGGCATTACATACTTGTATATACTTTTACTATTCCAATCAATTGCGTCTATTTCTTGTGGGTTTGAGCCGTCATAAGACCAATCAGTATCTCCAAAATCTGAGTAAACTGAAAAATACACGTTCTTTACACCCCCTGCGATTCTATTACAATCAAGTCCTCTACCTTTCGTTAATGCGGTACATGCCATAATTTTATTTTTTTAAAGGTTAAGAGAGTAAGGGTTTTTACGCCCTTACTTTCAATTTGTTTTATGATTGTCTAACAATGTCAGCTCCTACTCCTGTTTGAACACCTGCTGAATATCTTGCTACTAATCTCATGTTATCTGAACCATCTAACTGAGCCATATCCATCAAAGTAATTCTAGTCATGTCTGATAATAGATCAGTCCCGAAGAATAAGTTAGATTTCTCTGCTGCTATAACTTGGTTATCCGCCATACCTGGACATACTGCAATTTTGTAACCCTCAAATACAGGCTCATAATCACCGTTCATGTTATATGCGTTTACATAACCTAATGTAGACACCGCTGATACATAGTAAGCGTAAGTCTTAGGATTCATGTAAATATGTAAATCTTCTTTTCTTAATATTGGAGAAATATTATCAGCCATATCTTTAGTCAATGTCTGTAAGTTTGCTATAATATTTGCCGCCGTATATGCTGCTGATGCTGAAGACTGAATAACTGTTGCGTCAACACCTGGAAGTAATAAACCTGTTGCAGCACCTAAGAATCCATTGAATTTCCCTGCTACCGCAGTTCCTTCCCAAATGCTTTCTTCAGTTGCTTGTGCTATAATTTCTCCCATGTAAGATATTACATAGTCATCAAAACTTGCAGGAGGTGGTGCACCTGCACCTGCTCTCATTTGAGCTGCTTCCCAAGAATCAAGTAGAGTCTTTTTACAAAGGTCTAAATTGATTTGTAAATTTTTAGGTTCTAAAACCTTTTCAGTAAGGTCTAAATTACCTGCGTCTGTGAAATCACAAGTTGCGTCTGCAACAACCGATGATCCTGCCATACGTTGGATATTAGACTTATACTTAATGTTTTCAATCATTGTTAAAAAATCCAATGAAGTCGCTTCTTTTAAAGCTGCCGATATGTAGAATCCTGCTGCTTTACCTGCGTAATTACTTGTCGTAGTAAATGCCATAATCTTTCTTTTTTATTTGTTATTTATTAATTATTTAAATTATACAAGAATCTTTCTCTTCTTGAAAGTTTATTGTAATCTTTTCTGCTTAATGTTCTTCTTTCTGAGCTGAATTTATTTGTGTTGATTGGGTTGTCAGCAGGAGTTTCTGCTAATTCCGTTTTCAATTTTTTGTTTTCAGCTTTTATTGCTTCAACTTCTTCAGCCGTAAATTCAACAACTTCAGTCGTCTTGATTGTTTTAGGGTTTGTAGATGGTTCTTCAGTTGCTTCTGACATTTCTTCTACATCTCCTGTTTCTCCTATTTCTTTTTTTAGGTCAGCGATAGCGTCTTCAAGGTTTTTAATTCTTTTCTCCATACCTTTCCAATCTGCTACATCAGCTTCCTCATCTTCATAGTTATCGTCTTCATCTTCTTTTTTTAACTCTTCAGCCATATCATCTTCTTTTTCAGTTTCTTTACCCATAACTTCAGAAACAACACCCTCTTCCTCAACTTTTAGATTGATTCCTGTTTCTGTCTTATAAGTTCCTATAGGTAAAGGAATTGTAGTTCCGTCTTCTGTTAATACTGAAATGTCAACTCCGTTTTCTAACTCATCTGATGTAGAAACTAAAATTGTACCGTCTTCGGTTTTAGCTTGCCACCCTAATTTGATTTCATCTTCGTCTTTGTTAAGACCTAATGCTACTAATATTTGTTCTTTTAAATCCATGGTATTCGTTTTTTAATATAATAGAATTAATACTTATTTATTTGATTTTTGATTTTCTTGTAATATTTCGTTTAATGCTTTGAGTATATCTTCGTCAGTTGTTTTTCTAGCTGACATATTTTCCATCTTGTCAGTGAAGTAACCCTCTATGCTTAAACCTTTTAATTCACCCTCTTTGATTTTTTCCCATAATTCGTCATTTTCTATTTTCATCTTAACGAACCAAGTTCCATTCGGAAGATCATAACCATACATCTTTGACTTATCCATATCACCCTCTTTTATCCAACTCTCTATAGTTAGAACTCCAGACACTCTGTCCTGATGCTGATAAGTAGCTTTATGATGGTTATTATGTTTCAAGTATAATTCACTTGCTTTTCTAACTGTTTCAGGGCTAAAGTAAACGTAGTATTCAGAATCCGTTTCAGGATTGTATCTAAATATTTGTTTATTAGGAATCAAAGCAGGTGAAACTATTATTCTCTTATCCTCATCAACTTTGGCTAGAGTTAAATTATTTTTTTCCTTATTGAAGTAAACCATATCTTGCTCAATAGCAGGTGCTGATACTAAACTAATTGCGTCAATAGCAAGTTCCTCATTTTCCTCTGAGATAACTAACTCTACAATCTTTGTTGTTTTTTCGTAGTAATCTTTATTGGCTTCTTCACACTCTTCTATGGTGTCGTATTTACACGCACCTTTCTCTCCCCACTTATATTTTCCATCTTTACATTTTGTACACGGCATAGTATTATATAGATTTTATTAATATTTATTTGATTTTTAAATTGTTGCTCTTCTTCTTATGTTTGCTAATTGGTTTTGGCTATCTGTCATTTCATCAGTTACAACGTAAGCTCTTAATGGCTCAGGTTCTTCACCGCCTGTTAATTCAAAACGTCCTCCCATCATTTCACCTCTTGGTGAGCCTTGTTGAACCATACCACCTGAAGCTCCTCCACCTCCTGGTGCTGCTCCTCCTAGTGGTTCTTTTTCAATCATAGCAACATTTGCTAATCCTGCTGCTACTGCTAATCCTGCTGAAATTGGTGCTAATGCTAATCCCACAGGACCCCCAACTTGTAACGCTGCTGCGTATGCTGCTACTGCTGATTGATAGGTATCTATAATGGCTAATCCAATTTTTAATGCTTTTTGTTTCTTAGCTTGAGCTCTTCTTTTTTCTACAAAATCTTTTTCTATTGACTCAAGGTCTTGTCCGTTGGCTTTTGCTAATTTTATTTGATTTTGATAGTCTTCTTCTATCGCCGCACTTTGTAAGGCAAATCCTGCTTGGAAAACCTGTAATGCTTGAGCAGCAACACTTGCTACCGCCATAGAAACCTCTCTTGCTCTTTCTTTGTCTTCTAATGCTTCTTGATCTTTCTTTTCTTTTCTTATTTGTTTGTATTTCTCTTGTATAGCCAACTTCATTTCTTCAGCATTATTCATATCCATAATACTACGTATTTCAGCTTCCTCTTGTAGTCTTATTTCTTCGTCCAATCTTTTTCTTTCGTCTTCAATTTGAGCTGCTGTGGTTGCTTCCTCTATATCTAATAACTTTCTTGTTTCTTCATTTGTGAGTGCCTCCCTTTCTTTTCTAGCTTTTTGTCTAATCAATCTTAGGTTCTGTTGGTGTACTGAAATAGCGTCAAGTTCTAACGAGAATTTCTTATTTTCTAGCTCTTGTTCTGTCATGTTACCCTGCTTCATATCTTCTATTTCTTTGATTCTAGCATTGAAACGAATTAGTTCTAATTCTTTTTGTCTTTCCTCTTCACTTGCCATCATTGCTAATGTTTGGTTCAGGACTGCTTCATTTAATTCTTTATTGATTTTTCCTGTGATTTCTTCTTGGTAAGCAACCTCTTCATCTCTTCTTTTTTTCCATGCTCGGTGTCTAGCTTCTGCTTTTGCTTCTGCTTGTCTTTGTATAGCATTTAATTTCCTTTGTAAGGTTCTTTGCATTCTGTTACTTTCCCTCCTGATGTTGGCTAGTTCAATTTCCCTTGATGCTAACTCATCTAAAGATTCAGCCATGTTATCACTCATTGACATCTGTTCAGTTTGGATTCTAACTGCTTCTTCTGCGTTGGCTATCCTTTCATTCATTAAGTTTCTTTCAATATCTGCTGCGTCATTTAGAGCTTTTATTCTTTCTTCTTCTGTTAAGTTAAGGTCATCTGCTTTTAATTTTAGTTCTTCTATCTCTGCTCTTCTTTGAGCCATTTCAACGTTCAATTGTCTTTGTGCGTCAGCTAGATCTACCGCAGCCTGTTTAAGTTGTAAAGTAAGAGCAACTTCTTCTTTTAATTCTTTACCTAAGTCTTGGACTGTATTTTTTAAATGAGTCATTGCGTCATCTAGTTCTAACATAAATAACGAACGTAATGCTTTTCCAAAACTAATAAATCTATCTGCTAAAACACCAACAACGGCACCGAGTCCTGCTAATATTTTTTGTAATGTTTCTGCACCTTTTTTTGTTCTGTTAAACCACGTAAACAAAGAACCTACCGCTATAAGTAAAGCACCAATTCCTGTACTCATTATTCCTGCCGTGATAGTTTTGAACATCAATTTTGCAGTCGGTATTATTTTTGCAAAACCTTTTTGAATACCATTTAAAGAAATACCAAATACCTTGTAATTTTTAATATCTTCAACTAGGGTTGTTGCTTGTTCTTTTTGAGCAGCAGTCATTTCTTTTACTGCTTCTTTTGAATCTTTTTGTTGAAGAGTTAAGTCTTTAAGAGCTAATCTTTGGTCTTTGATTTCTATATTTAAATCTTCTAACTTTTTGTCTGCTCCGCTTATGTGTCTTTCCCACTCTGACATCTTAGCTCTTTCCTGCTGAAGTTTAATTTGTTCACGTTGTAAAAAAACTAGAATTTCTTGTTGCTCTTTTAGAGTAGCATTTACACCTTTCAGTCTTTCTTGAGCACCTTGTAATGTATCTCCATATTCTTTTGTTTCTTGGACAACTCCTTTTACGTTTGATTTTATACTAAAATATAATTCTTCTGCCATAATTTTATTTTTATAAGGAAACTCCTGTTTGTATTTGTGTTATATTAATATTCAACGCCCATTCTAGCGTCATGTCTGTTTGCCCTCTAACTGTAATATTTAAGTTAGTTCCTGAAACATTAGCCAACACCCTCCAATTAGTTACATCTCCTGATGTTTTTATTGTATCTCTTTCTCTTTGTATAGTGCAAGTTCCTGACTTATTTATTACAACACCTCTTTCTACATAACTTGCGTAATCACCAACCGCTCCATCACCTGAACTTCCGCCTGTTCTAACGGCTAGAGTATCAGCATGAAAATATATAATAGAATTATCAGGTATAACAAAAAATGAAGCAGTAGTATTGTTTAGTAAAGCATTAGCAGAACTTGCGTTTGTGGTTTGTTTGCCGTACATTAGTCTTATTATTTGCCTTTCACCTAAAGAACTACTAAGATCATTCCCTCCAATAATTAAAGAATTACTCGTTGTGGCGTTTCCTAAAACTCCTAATACATTTGTGTTGTTTACTCCGTTAGCTATTTCATTAGAAACACCTGTGATTCGGTTATTTCTTGCGTCGCCTTGAACTGTATTTTTTTCTCCTAATATGTGAGTATTTTGTGTTCCTACTCTTGCTAAATTTCTAGCTCCCTCTATTTTGTTTTCTGTGTTTTGAAATTGTGTTACTAAATTATTCAAAGGTCTGTAAGCCATACAAACTCCACGTGCTTGGTCATAAACGTAGCCGTAAGCTTCACATTGTATTTGATTGGGCGTTACTTGGTAACTTCCGTCTGTAAATGTTACCACGCCTTGTAATGAAATTGTGTAGGGTTTTACTGAATATCCATCAATAAATGCTACATCGGTTGTGGGTGTTTGTTGTCTACGCATTAGGTATAAGTATAAATTCTACAGTTGATAGATCAGTTGGTTTGTAATCTATTTTATTTACTCTAAAGACTTTATTCTTTATCATTATTTGATCATTAAAATCAAAATTATTAATATCAGAAGCACTCAAATTAACTTTTAAAGTCATGATCCTTGTATTAGGGTTGTATAACTGTGAGTAATAAGGAAGCCAAAATGTATTGAATAAATTTGTCGGCGTACTTGCACCTATTTGTACCAATTGGTGTTCACCAAAATTATAGTCTGCCGTAAATGAGTTTGCAGGAATTGTCGTTAAGTGGCTAAATTGTAAAAAAGCGGTTTCACCTGTTGCTGCTGAAACCCCATTCGCCGAAGGTACGTCAAAAGATGTTGTGCTTAAATTCTTAATTCCGTTGTTGAATAATAATCTTGGAGCATTGTCAAATGAACTTGTATTATCGTCATCATCTAAAGCGTATATAGATGGCGTAATTAAATCAGGATATTCAAACATTAACGGCTTGATTACAGTAGCAGCAAATGGTTTTGCTTCTATTGTTTTTTCTCCCTCTAATAAAGTGAATCCTGAAGCGTCAAATACCTTACTACCGTATTCATGGTTTGTAGCATTTTTAAATATTAATGCTGATGCGTCGTCATCATCTGTTACATACTTAAAAATTGTTTTTTTATTTAAGTTTGTAAGCGGTCTTAGTTTTATGTCTGTAATATCAACTAGGTCTGTCCAATTATGTTGAATACCTCTAGAAGCTAAAGTTGTTCCTGCCGTGTCTGAAATAAATACTTCTTTATACGTTTCAAAATTTATATTAGTAGGATTAGTTTTGTCAGGAATAGCAATCAAATTGAACATAGTCATTATTCCTTTTAAAAATTCAAATTGTGAGGTTTCACCTCTTAGCGTTTGTAATAAAGTGTTTGTCGTGGTTGCTGCTAAAGTAACTGAACCAACTAATTGTCCTACAGTAATATCTGTTGAGGTATCCCAACTAGGATTCTCGTTTATGTATTTTTTTACCATCACTGCGTTGGCTACGTTTGAGTACCATTCTAAATGAAGCGTATCTCCAGGCTCCATCTGTTGTGTAATGTTTCTATA